TCTGGGTGGGTGTCTACCACAATAGAATCATGCACAGTCAGAACTAGCTTAGAGCGCAGGTTAAGTTCCTTGAACTTTCGGAATGCCCGTATGCAACTAAGTGGCACAATGTCAGCGGTGGCTGCAGACTGCACAGGGTAGTTCACCTGTTGGGTGTAGTGCTTTGTGCGTCCGTTCTTGCGGCGTTCCTCATTAGGCCAGAAGAACTGCCGCCCTGAGAAGATCTGAATGTGACCGGTCTTCAGCACACCGTCTGTGAGCTTCTTGTGGTAAGCCCCAAGTCCCTTATAAATCTCAAAGAAACGGGTATAGTAATTTTTGATATGACCTTCATATTGACTGCCCGTTGCCCCATAAATAGGAGCGAACGAGTGAGCTTTTGCCAACTGCCTGTTTTCTTTAGATATTTCAGAGGGATCACACTGGTCGATAATAGATGCAGTCTGCTTGTGCAGGTCTTTACCTTCGAGAACGTCCTTAATGATCTGAGGGTCACGGGATAGTTCCCCTGCCATAACAAATTCTAAGCCACTGAAATCGCTTTCAATTATCAGACCGCCGGGGAACCGGCTCACCATAGCCTCACGCACAGGAAATCCACGCTTGGGCATGTTCTGCAGGTTAGGTGCGGTAGAAGACAATCTACCTGTGGCAGTGATGCATTGGTTAAACTGTGCATGCAGGATACCGTCTGGGCGGGTCCATGTTTCGATGCCTGCAATGAAACTATCTAGGTAGGTGCTAACAGCACTCGCTTCTGACATCAGTTCCAGAAACTCTACTGCAAGGTCATTGCGCTTTCTCCGGGCCTGTTCGATCAGAAGCTTGATCGTGTGCTTGTCTGTCTTAAAGCCATTAAAGGATGCATCACTGGGGCCGGTAGGGTTGAGCTTGAGACCTGCTACCTTTCCATTAGGCACATAGAAGGCACCTACACCAGCACACGCAGGACACTTGGACAGGTTCTTGTACGGTTCACCCTGCACCTTATACTTCTTACCCAGCTTCTGCCGGGTCACAGACTTGTACTTCTGGATCAGGCCTCTTCCATCACAGGGGTCACAGCATACCACATCAGTTTTGTGCAACACCTTGGTGTTTGAACGGTACGCATCATTAAACTCTTTGCGGTTCATGCGAGGCGGGTACAGAGGCTTCCCGGCAGCATTAGTGCCGATGTTGAACATCTTAATGTGCAGGTCTTTGTTTATTAGACCCCGTGAGTAGATGATCTCAGAACGATCTGTACCGCTTGCAAGGTTGTAGGGCTTATCACCCATCACCTCTTCTGTGATTTCATCCAGCCTGTTATTACAAAAGTTATAACGCTCCCTGAAGTGTGCCTCGATTTTGTTAAGCGCAGCCTTATCAATCTTCACGCCATTGCGCTCAATCTCAACCAAGAACAGAAGCATCTGGTTCATCATGGTGACCACGCTCTGCATGCTCTGATTCTCTGGCTTTGCGTAGTCCTCTTGCTGCGCTAAGTATATCTCAGAACAGGACACCACATCTGCCTCTGCGTACTCCAAAACTGTTTCCCAAGGCATGGCCTCGAAGCCTGTCCCGCCCTTAAACAGTTCATCTACAAGATCAGATTTCTTGCGGGTAACGTCACGGCGTTCTGATGTAGCTTTTAGCGACAATTGCTCACGCTGCCCTTTAGCCAGAACGTATTCACCAATCATTGTGCAGTAGACTTCCGGTGGAATCTCAAAGCCCATTTCCATCAACCACATCACATCAAACTTAGCGTTGTGTGCTACGATCACATCTGCCTGCTTTAGAGCCTCACGCAGCGGTGCTGGGCTATCAGGCTTAGGTTTATCATTGTGGTGAAATACAAGTGTTTGGACAGGCTCACCCAGCCAGCAATAGTGTGCAGAGACACATCTGTTGTCGGGGTTGAAGGGTGCGTTGTCTATTTTACCATCAAGTCTTTGTACCGTTGTTTCTAAATCCAGAATTAGTATCTTCTTCATTTCATCCGCCCATAGAATTTTGTTGTTATTGTTGGGTCGTGTCGGTCAAACATATGCCAGCTACAGTTGTCCTTGCCTGTGGTGTTATCGAACCACTTGACCCGCCCCACGCTTACGATCCTGCGAAGCCGGGGTAGGAACTGCATTGCCTGTTTTGTGTGGACCCAATCGCTATCAAACAGGAGCCATGTAGGCCGCAGGTTTGAGAATGTTTCGATCATCGGGTGCAGGATCTTACGGTCCCATGGTGGGTTTGTAATTATAACATCCGTGCGCCCTAGATGCGGCTCACTTAGATCCAGAGCATCCAGACACTCTATCTCAATGCTCATTGGATGTATGTCATACGCCGCAGAGCATGTTAGACCTGCATCGATTAAGGTTTTGATTAAAGCACCATCACCTGCACAAGGCTCACAGAAAGATTGAACTTCCTGCAGGTGTGGTACTAGCGGTTTTACTGCCGCCGCCGGGGTCTTATAGAAGTCCCGTGGCAGTCTCTGGAAATCAGATCGCTTCCCCATTACAGCTTCCAGAGCTTGTTCTGGTTTAGGATCATTTCCTGCAGGAGATCTATCTGACGATTGATAAGCTTCTGCTTTGTCTCGTTGTTAGAATCTCTACGCTTTTGGCTATCTTTCAGTAGCTCTTCGTAAAATTCTCTAAGATCATCCTCACTCAGCATAGCGGCTCACCTCTGGTTCGATTTTGCAGTAAATGGCCCCGTGGAAGCCTGAGAGCTTGTTCTTGGATATGTACAAGCAACGCTCAGTGTTCTGTTCATCATCACCGCCACCTGCGGCCTTACCGATACCGATGATCACATCTGCTTCCGCAGCCTTGCCCGTCTTGGAGCCTTCCAACATGGAGAAATCGATGCGGGTCTTGCCCTCTGCATCAGCGGATGCCTGTGATACAGCAATCACTGCACAGTCATGCCGTTTGGCTACCTCACGAAGGCTTCGGTACAACTCACGGATACGCTCATGCGAAGAGTTGTAGTTACCTGCGATATGAACCTTATCAGCTTGGTCAATGATCAGGATGTCTGGTTTAACACGCTCACAGTAGGCGTTGATCTTATCCAGATCCCAATCCTGCGTGTCCTTGAAGATCAGCTTATCCCTGATGCTCATGTAGACAGAATTTGCTAAGTCAGGCTTATGTGCGATTTGCTCACGGGTCATGCCAGAACACGCTTGCACCGCACGAAGCTTAGTACGCATGCTCTTTTCTTCATTTCCAAGATACAGAACCTTGGCCCCTTGGCTGCAGAACCCACCGGGTGCAGCGCAGATGCTAACCATGAACGCTGACTTACCGGTTTCGGGTCTAGCAGCTACAATAGCAAAGTCGCCGCCACCAAGGCCGTACAAGTGCCGGGACAGGGTTGAGATATTGAAGGCAAACTTATTATCATCGGATACTTCAGCCAGTAGCTCGTAAATGTCATCGGTGATGTCTTCACCAAAATCATCTGGCATGTAGCTGTCTGAGATGCGCTCTAGGAGCGTCTGTAAGCGCCGTAGGGCAGAGGGATCGCCCTCAGACATGTTGATGCCTAGATTGGCTACCTCACGCCCTATGTCCTTACGCCATAGGTTATTGATTACGTCAGAGGCTATGTCAGAGCTTATAGCTTCTGCATGTTTGATCTGGTCTACAACATCACGCACTTCGTGTATCTCAGCGGATGTAGCCACAGGGTTTTGTGACAGCCAGAGGCTGTACACTTCGTCCGGGCTTATATCGTGTTCGTATTTTCCGTGTGCCTCTTTAACCAGATCGTAGATGTCTGCGAAATCTTCGCTGAATAAACTTCGCCGCAAGTTAGCCTGATTCTCTAAGTAAGTGGCGTTATTCAGCAGTGTTTTTATTAGTTGTTGCTCCATAATTCTGCGTCCTCAATGTTTTTAATTGTGCCACCGAGAATAACACTTAGCAGAAATAAAAAAACCCCCAATCTTTCGACTGAGGGTCTTTATTTAAATTGTGTTGTAAGAACAGTTAGTTTTGACGGAACTTCATCTTGCTGATGTCAGGGCTTTGGTCTCCCCGGCGTTCCTTCATATCCACCTGATGGAAGACTACACGTTTGTTACCTTTAACAATCGAAGATATTGCTTCTTCTAACCGTGCCTGTTCCTCTGCAGCTTCTTTAAATCCGTTCAATTCTGAGTAGTCGATGACTACGATCCCTCGTGCTTTCATTTTCATATTCCCTAGAGTTTAACGTCGGTATTATGAACTTCGACGATTGGTTGTTGTTTACGCAGTTTTCCTCTGCGCCGCTATTTTCATATATGTGTATAAGGCGGTCCACTAGGTCTATTTGCAACATTAGATAAAATTGTTAATTCATTTGGTATACCGTCCCAATGGCATAGCATAAAAATTGAAACTCTGTATTTTGTTTCGCCATCACTGGTACGAGTAATTAATTCAGGCCACTTAAATAAGCTTTTCAACTTATTATTGTTGTGATTTGGTTTGGTGTCAGCCATTTCAGATCCTCCATTGTTAATCTGACATTCGTTATCACTGGGTGCTTACTACCAAGGTATACTGCTTTACTACTCGCATCATTGTCAAGAACTAATGTTATTTTTTTGTACTTAGTTAAGTGACTCTTTATATCTTTAGTTAGATTAGTACCTAGTAAAGCATATCCCACTAATCCCGACACTCTACTAACGGATGCAGCAGAAGCAATATCTTCAACTAAAACAGCATGTTCACCTGAACCAACAGCTATACCTTTAGTTGTGTCGCCGTACTTCCACCATTTAGGCAGTCTACCATCCAACGCTCTACCCACAGCACCTGTGCCATCGTTTGTATAAAACAGAACACGGTTTTCTGTAGGTAGGTATCTAACCTTAATCAAGCCTGATTCGTATGCGTCAAGAGAATTTACATCTGTAAGGTATTTAATAGCGGGTTCATGCTTGCGCACAGATACCGTCATAGCAGGTAGTGGGTTAAGCTTCTTAACTGATCGCTGGGTAGGTGTACCGCCGACATAGTTCTTCAGTGCGGTTATATCACGCTTACCTCGAAGGCTACCTTTGGCATTACAAGAGGCTCTAAAGCAGTTCCATACCAGAACACCATCGAAGCGGTCTAACGTGAACTTGTTCCTGCCCCCACAAAAGGGACAGGTAAGTGTTTTGTGTTCACCTTCAGCCAGCCTGATCTTCTGGATAACGCTGACCTGTTC